GGGGAAGGACCTGGCAGTCTCTGGGAACGCCACGGTGTCCTCCAACGTGGTTGTGGGGGGAGGGTTGGAGGTTGGGGGGGATGTCCAGATTCGCGGAACCACGTTCATCAAGGCGAACAGCAACAGCAACAATATCGCCATTGGGACTGAAGCGGGTGAGACCACTCAGGGCACCCGATCCATCGCTGTGGGGTACCAAGCGGGTCAGACCACTCAGGGAACCCAAGCCGTCGCCGTGGGGTATTTAGCGGGTGAGACCTCTCAACATGATAATTCCATTGTCCTCAATGCTTCTGGTAGTGCATTGAATACAGCCGGTGCTTCGAGAACTTATATCAAACCCCTCCAAGCGGGGGTGGTCGCGGGGAACATGATGGCCTACGACAGTACATCCGGGGAAGTGATCAACTATACCGGAGTCAGTGTAAATGCTTCTGGTAATATGGATGTATCCGGGGACCTCACGGCGGGGTGTCCGGTGTATTTTAGTGTAAAAAAAGATACTGATTCTGATTTCGGATCTGATACAACTTTAGTATTTCCTGATATAAGAATAAATAAAGGTAGTGGCTACAACTCATCCGATGGTATTTTCACTGCACCTATAGCGGGTAGGTATTTTTTTATATTTACCGCATCGACAAGGAATGATAGTGACAATAATATAGTGAAATTTAGAAAAAATGGCGGGTTTTCGCACGCTAACAATAGGAGTGATAGTGACAGTAATGACGTAGACTCCATGGGTCTTCACGATATTATAAATTTAGATGTAGATGATACAGTTAATGTGTCATTTGAGGGTCATTTGTCTAGAGCTCCAACCTATTTTTCTGGATTTTATTTATCATCTTAAAGTAAATGAGTAAAAGAGATCTCATTCGGCAGGTTATAAAAAACTTGGACTCCCCTCCGGTATCCTTCGACTACGGTGACACCTGGGAATCTATCAAATTTTACGGAGACTACGAGAAGCCTCCAAAGGAGGAGTTTGAGGCGAAGTTGAAAGAGTTGGTGGACGCCCAGCCCCTAAAGGACCTTAGGGTAGAGAGGAATCGTCGCCTCCAAGCAGTGGATTGGGTCACATCGAGAGCAACCTCTACAGAGACCCCCGTACCCCAAGAGTGGAAGACCTACATGCAGGCTCTAAGGGACCTCCCAGCCACCACTGAGGACCCCGCGAACCCTGAGTGGCCCCCCGTCCCCGAGTAACGCAGTTACTCATACATGAAACGCCAATTTGATAAGATCCGTGTATCAAACCAGTGAAGTTCTATGAACTTCCCAGCTTAAAAATAAACTCTCACTATAATATAAAATGTCTGGTGGTATTGCCCAACTCGTTGCCGTCGGTGCTCAGGATGTCCACCTCGTTGGCCAACCAGAGGTCAGCTTTTTCCGATCGACCTACAAGCGTCACACCAACTTCTCCCAAACTGTCGAGCGTCAGGTCATCCAGGGCAACGTCTCGAACAATGGTATGTCCACCGTCCGCTTCGAGCGGAAGGGGGACCTCATGGGCTACGTCTACCTCGTCGCCAACGATGGCTCTGCGACCCAGGCCTACACCGCCGCCCAGTGGCGCACCAAGATTGCCAGGGTTGAATTGCTCATCGGTGGTCAGGTTGTGGACGAGCAGGACTCGACCTACTCGACCCTCATCGCGCCAGCCCTTTCGGCGACCTCCTCCTCCAAGTCCATCGCGGGCAACCTCTTTGGTGGCGCGGGAACCTCCCGTTTCTACCCCCTCCGCTTCGCCTTCTGTGAGAACTGGCAGTCGGCCCTCCCCCTCATTTCCCTCCAGTACCACGACGTTGAGCTCCGCATTACCTGGGGTGCGGCGGCGGCTACGGACAAGTGGGACATTTACACAAACTACGCGTACCTCGACACCCAAGAGCGGGAGGTCTTCGCCGCGCAGCCCCAAAACATGATCATGACCCAGGTCCAGAAGGCGATCTCCTCGGGCACCAAGATCCAAGAGATGAACTTCAACCACCCAGTGAAGTACCTGGCCGCGGCGGATGCGTCGGACCTCGCGATCTTGGCGGATGCGAACAAGCTCAAGCTCCAAATCAACGGCACCGACGTCGCGGACTTCAAGTTTGCGGACCCCAACTTCACCACTGTGCCCCTCTACTACCACAGCTCCAACGGTGATTCGTCCACCGCCAAGAAGCTCTTCTTCTACCCCTTCTGCTTGGATGCCTCGAAGCTCCAACCTACCGGCTCCCTCAACTTCTCCCGCCTTGACTCGGCGCGTATCGTCAATGATACCTCGAACTGTGACAAGGACGTCTACGCGGTGAACTACAACGTGCTCCGCATCGAGAACGGTATGGGTGGTCTTTTATATTCTAACTAAATAATAACTATGTATTTGGAAGTCATCTTCCTCCTCGCCATCGTTTTTGTATTGACGTACGATCCCAAGTCCAGGAGACTCGAAAAGTTTGTTGGACAGACGACGCCCTCTACGGAGAAGTCGTGTCAACCTACGCATTACGAAGCCGTCCAATTTGCCCAGAGCCCCTACGAGTGTCCAGCCTCAGGCAGACCCTCGATGGGTGTAATTACTTAAAAGGGAGGTGCTCTTTATAAGTATAAATGATTCCAATTAACCGTGAGACGATGTTGATCGTCGGTGTGATTATATGTGCCGCCGGTATTATCTTCCTCTTCAACGAACTGAAGAAGACTAAGGAGGAGGTCAACGAATTTAAGGGGTTTTCGGAGCAGGTTGTGAAGCACCTCAATGCACCAGCCCCCAAAATTGAAGAAGTGGAGGAAGAGGAGGTAAAATCCGAGGAATAAACTTGTGCCCCTATTATAACTTGCGAATGCGCAATGAAAAAGTACAAAGCTATTGCAATACCGGTTAGCTTCGTGGACGATAAGCCAAGGTTCCTCACGGTGAGGGATTGGCGATTCAAGGATTGGATTTTCGTCACGGGTGGATGCAGACGGAGGGAGATTCTAAATCCTCTCAGGTGTGCACTTAGGGAGTTGGAGGAGGAAACGAGGGGGGTCGTGTCCCTAAAGAATGGAGAGTACACGGAGTTTAAATTTACAGTCAAGGAGAGTCCCACGGTAGATCTAGAATACAACGTTTACATATTTTTTGTAGATTATAACAGAGCCGAACAACACTCGCAGGTCAAGAAGTTTTACGAAGAGAAGCAGAAGACAAGCCTCAAGAAGTTGATGAACCAGCCCATCAAGAAGACCCACGATGAAAACGATTACATGAGTTATGACACACTAGAGGAATTTAACACACGTAAGCGTTGGAAGCTCATAGTGGATAACGTTTTGAAGAATCCACAGTTTTACGCCTGTATAACTTCTTTGAATAGAAAAACATTTTCTATAAAATAATGAAGTCAAAGGCTTTCATTTTGATGCAGATTGAAGAATTACTGAAAAGTAATAGAGGTCTATGTGAACAGGAGATTAAGGAATGGTTGGAGGAGAATAGAGATAGGACGGTCTATGAACTCCTCACTATAAAGAAGGAACTTTCCGAAACCCAGGAATATCAGGATGTATCCTGTATGAGGTGGTTTAGAGAATAGGGTCTCTACAAAGGTATGTTTAAAAAGTGGTGCATTTCACAAGGGTTTACTAACGCATCCAATATATCACATGTACACATGGACGGTGGTGTCCTCTCAGTACCATTTGATAGATTGAATGAGTTTCATGAAAAGTATGTGGAGGCAGTGAGTTCGGGTGAGAAGTTGTTTATCGTTGAGCAAAAGAGTCCAACCTATAACTTCTTCGTCGACATAGACTACAAGGATGTCGAATCCTTGACGATGGAAGAAATCAAGGACATCTGCAAGGTCATTTGTGACAAGGTCAAGAGACATGGTGGTGAGAACTGTCTCATATCGGTTTCACCTCCCAAACAATGTGGTTCCCTCGTGAAGACTGGGGTTCACCTAAACTGGCCAGGTTTCGTGGTAGACCAGGCGTCCGCGATAGCTCTCAGAGATCATATTTTGGTTGCACTCTCTATAGCTAAGGGTTCCCTAGATTGGAATGAAATCATAGATGCAGCTGTCTATGGTAATGTCCAGAGGGGGACAAAGGGGAGTGGTTTTCGTATGATTTGGTCCCACAAGATGGCCAAGG